TTCTTTTTGCACTTTGTTCAGTATTGAGCCACAGAGGATCGAGGGTTACAGATACCTGTATTCTTTTTTGATTTTTTGTTCCGTCTGGTGGTTCAATTAATATCTTTTCTTGTTGACTTATTTCTCGATCAAACGTACCAAAAGAAAACCAGAGGTAATTATTGATTATTCTAGAATTGACTAGCATTACCTCTTGGTCTTCATCGACAAGGAGTTTAACTATTTTAATTGAGGTCATCAGCTACATTAGGAGAGAATGGCGACGTTGCCATCGGTTTAATGTCAAACACATTGCCACTAATAGTTAGAGTTACGTTTCCTTGTAGGAAATTACCTTTTTCACCACTAACATTTTGGCTAACATTTGTCTGAAAACCTAAGCCGCCGCGCTGTCCCATATAAACAATTTCAAGGTAAATTCGATCACCTTTTTGCTCTGCGGCCTTTACGATTTCATATCCAGGATCACCAAATACAAGCGGACCCGATACCGACCCAGTACTCATGATCTCAGAGATAAATTTCTCCACCGCCATTTCACCAAAGACGGAATCAGTAACCTCAGTAGAGGAGGTGTCAACGTTAAAGGTCTTGGCGCTTAAAAAAGGAACCCAAGATTTAATTGTGCATTTTTGAGCGGGAGTAGCAAGGGCAGCAGCAATTTTGGAAGGTTCGATCTGGATTGCTGTCTGGGTTGCTGTCGTCGTTTTTGTTCGGACGACCACATAATCACCGGCAGTCCCCACATAAATTAAAGTGCCAGCATATAAAATTCGGCCAAAACCCCCAGTCGCCACGGTAAGAGTGGTATCACCTAAGACGATTGCGGAAGCTAAATCGGCTACTCGTGTGGGAGGTTCTTGTCCAAATCCGTAAGCACCAGAAATAAAAAATTGCGTATCACGGCTAGGGGTGAGGTTGTCACTCCGATTCAACTCTAAAATCTGATTGGACATTCTAATCACTGACTAAACTTTTCTAGTTATATTGTACTATAAAAGATTAGTAAATGTGTACTCTAGAAGTCTAAAAGCCTAGCAGTAGTGATTTTAAAGGTCACTTTTGGTCTGATAATCCCCTCAGAAGTTTTGATATAGGGGGTTAAGCGAGGCTGATCTAGAAAATTCCAGTAGCGAGATGATTTAAGTCTCTCGATCACCGGTGTTAAGGATTTCTCTAGATTGTACTGTTTTAGGGTAATGTAATAGTTATTTATACCTACGGTATATCCTAGTAAATTTTCGTGATAAGGATTAGGCTCTCTTTGAATAATTGCTTCGATGCCGCTATTAGGTTTTACTTTATAGTTAGGGGGTAATTCAGGAGGCTCTACCCAAATAGCATCAATTTCTTTTAAATTTTGCCCTGTAGGGCTTGTTATTTCGTATTTACCTAAGTCAGCGCCGATAAGTATCTTTAAATTGTTTCTAATACCTAATAAAATATTTCTTAATTCTGATTCACTCATTTAATTTTTCCTTTAAGATTTCACTATAAGCCTCAATTGGATTATAGTCTTCTATAGCCGTGTCGATAAATGGGCGGGCGGGAACATCTGTCACCGTCCCATCGTTACGCTCTATTTGATACCCTTCATGGACAAGAGCGGCATGATCAGCCGTGTAACCGATTACTTTATAGGTATCCGATACATCTTCAATAAATTGGCTATTTTTTAGCTCACCTGTATCTACAATGTCCCGGGGTGAGCCAACTACACCGCCATTTTTTCGTACAGTCTCCCGTGGCCAGTTCCATTTAGTATCTTTTATCTGAAAGTTAATCTCTTGGGCAAATTCGCCCACCATCTCATTAAAAGACTCAATGGCTAATTGTCTTCCTAGATTCCAGTTAATCATTAAAAAATAGCTGTAAGTTGTCCTTACAGCTATTATAGCAACTTTAGACTAACCGATTACGGATAGTCAACTCTTATGTCTCGTGGTGAGATATTAATTTGTCTTAAAGACTCAAACAAAAATAACTCATCGTTAATACGTTCTGTGGTTTGTTTACCAATAGTTTCTATGCCTTGAGTTAAAGAATCCGAAAAAGTCTTACAGTCTTGCGTGTAAGTTTTTTGAATAAACCACTGCCCGCAATTGCAGTCTTTCTCGTCTATTATGTATTTTACCTGAAAAGATATATATTTTAAGCCATGATAATTAATATCTGCCGAAAAACTTGAGTAACTTTTCCAAAACTTACACTCTCTTTTACTTGGACTAAGAACGTTTAAAACTTGGTCTTGAAACTCTTGAAATGACAGCATGATACTCCTGTTGATTTATTGACAATCCTAATAAAACTAAAACTTTAGTTGAATATTTCGCTCAATTTGAAGGCATATCAAAACAAAAGATTTGGCGTGTGCGTACTGCCAACTTTGAACATATTCTCTGTTTTCACTTAATAACCCAACTGACCAACTTTGATACTGGCAAGAAAAGGAAATTATTATTCGACTGTCTGTAATGTTTGCAAGATACTCTTCTCCTATAAGAGTATCTTTATGTTGCTCAAATATCCAATTACAATGAGGAAACTTTTGCGTAACTACAGATTGAAACTCTTGAAATGATAGCATAATTACTCCCGTTGATTCGTTGCTGACAACTGATAACTGATAACTGATAACTGACTAATTGTCGCAGGCAACCCGAAAACCGTAGTCGAAGAGCGTTGTTAGATAAGGGATGATCCTGTCACGATTCGCACTGCGACAGATCTTCGGATCGTAGTACCAAGAACCGCCGCGCAGACAACTATCTTCGCACCACTCCCAAACATTACCACTCATGTCATAAAGCCCCCAAGCATTGGGCTTTTTCTGTCCTACGGGATGAGTTGTGTCATTAGAATTTCCATAATACCAAGCGTAATCTCCTAACTGATTGACATCATCACCAAAATAATAGCGAGTAGTTGTCCCGGCACGACAAGCATATTCCCATTCTGAATTTGTAGGAAGACGATAATTTTTCCCTGTTAGCTGACTCAATTTCTGACAAAAAGCTATAGCGTCGTCATAACTGATTTGTTCCACTGGATTTTGGGGATTGTTTTTAAAGTGAGAAGGATTGGTTCCCATTACCGCTTGATATTGTTCCTGAGTTATTGGATATTTCCCAATAGCAAAACTGTTGACTTGAACTTGGTGTGAAGGCTTTTGATGATTTTGAACATCGGGATCACTATCAGGAGAGCCTACGAGAAACTTACCTGCTGGTAAGCTCACCATTTCTAATGCGACTTGATTAGGTAGTTTTTCGGTCATCGTGAACTCCTTACTCTTAAATGTTTTGTGTTCTAACCCCGCAAGTTTAGCTAACTCAACCAGATCATCTGTATCTGCATTAGCAAGACGCAGGTATAGTTCTTCAACTTCTCGAATAAAATCTGCATCACTCATTTTGTTAGTCCTAAATAGTTGATGATGATAATCGATAACTGATAACTAAAGTATCACTTTATTAACTGTTAACAAACTGTTTATCTAGAAACTGTTTATCTAGATCGGCAAGCTGTTTATCTAGCTCTGCCCGCTTGTCGAGCAAAACATCATAGACTAATAACCATTTTTCGTCAGCTTTTCGTAAATCAATTAGCTGACACTGCACACGGAATAGCTGAGTTAAAACATTATGGTATGCGATTCGCTTTTGGTGCGCTTTAAGGTGTTCTAGATCAGATAGCTTGGCTTGAAAAATCGCAATTTGAGATTTTAAGTAGTCTATTTCAGACTGTAAGTCAGCAAGTTGAGAATCAATTTTGTTGATGGTAGCAGTAGTCATAATCGTGAACTCCTTTGTGTGTTTTGGTATATACCCAATATAACAGGGATATGTTTGTATGTCAAGTGTTTTTTTGTTTTTTTTTCAACCGATAACGACGACATCTTTCGGCGTTAGTCATTGAATCAGGGTGGGGAGGTTTTCCTGCCGGATTGCCAGTAAAATGATGATTGCAATCCTTGCATCGGTATCTCTGTTTTCCTGACACAGAGAACCCTTTTTTAGAGATTCTCTGTGATTGACATTTGGGACAATTAAAGAACTCCATAATCTCCTAG